TCAGCCGGGCAGGCGGTAGAAGACCAGGCCGCCGACCTCGGCCGTCGGCACCTGGCCGATCGCCCAGCCGGGGAGCGAGGCGCCGTCATGCCAGTGCGTGGCACCCGCCGTCGGGTCCGGCAAGGCGCCGCCCAGGGCACGGGCGGCGATGCGGCGGCACATCTCCATCGCCGCATCGGCCGGCGGCTCGGCCCGCAGCCGGCCGGACTGCCAGCAGCGGAACAGGAAGGGCGCACGGCAGGCCTCCGCCAGCAACGCCCTCCAGCCCGCCCCGGCCTGGGCGCCCGGAGTGAAGCGCATGCGCGGGGCGGGGGCTTCCGCCGCCATCCGGGCGCGGTTCACCACCAGCGCGGCGAGCGCCTCGATGGCGCGGACGGGGCGGGTGCCGACCTCGGCACGGAGGGTCATTGCCAGGATTTCCGTGCTCACGACTCATCCCCCCCGAGCCTGTCACGCAGGCGCAGCGTGCCGACGGCCTCCAGCTTCTCCTCGATCCGCAGCAGGTGCTGGGACAGGCGGCGGTCCACGTCCCGGATGAGCGAGAGCGGGACGTAGCTGCGCGCCACCTCCAGCTTGAAGTCGGCGAGCTCGTCGCGCGTGCGGCGGACCTGGTCGCTCTCCCGCTCCGTGGTGCGGTCGATGCGGTCGTGCAGGTCCTTGCGCAGGCCGTGCAGCATCCAGAACAGGGCGGCGACGATCGGCGCCTCGACGGCGCTGATCCACCAGGTGGGTTCGATTGACATCGCGGCTCACATGCCTCCTTGAACGGGCGTGCCGGGACGACCACCCTCGGGCGGCACCGGAACGCGATGGAACAGTGACGATCTGGAACGAGCCCTATCTCGAGACCTGCTGCCGCGCGGCGCTCCACCGGCTGGTGCTGGTGGGCGCGGGCGGCCGGCCCGACGGGCTGAAGGACGGGCCCTGCCTGGACCGGCTCCAGGGCATGGGCCTCGCCCGGCTCAGGACGGATGGGCGGTACGAGCTGACCGCGGCCGGCCGCGAGCGGCATGCCGAGGAGATCCTGAAGCTGCGGAAGGCAGGCTAGCCGCGCCAGGCCACCGGGCGCGGCGCCGGCACGGCGGCCGGCAGGCGGACCGGCTCGGCGAGCAGGCAGCCGGCCAGGGCGTCGAGGGCGTCGTCCCGCTGCCCCGGCGCATCCGGCCGCCATGCGGCCATCTCGCCGAGGAAGGGCGTGCGGAACACCGCCTCATGCGCATGCAGCCGGCGGGCGGCGAGCGCCGGCTCCAGGGCGGCGAGGATGCGCTCCGCCTTGGCGCGGCGGCTGGCATGCTCGACCACCGCGCAGGGCGCGCCCGCCTCGGCCAGGGCCCGGCGGAGCAGGGCGGGGAGGAAGCGGCCGAGGCCGTTCGTCTCCACCCGGATCACCGGCAGCAGCAGCTCCCGCGCCAGCCGCGCCACGGCCCGACATTGCTGGGTCGCGGGGTCGACCGGGCTGTCCGGGTCATGCGTGAGGTAGGCGAGGCGGTGGAGGTAGTGGTTGCCCTCGCCATCCGCATAGGTCGCCGCCAGCACCGAGGCATCGCCGGCGCCGGGCCGGCCATAGGCCGGGTCCCAGAAGCCGCCGCCCGCGGCCAGCCGCCGCCCCAGCAGCGAGAGCTGGGCGCGGCCGCCCGCCTCGCGGTAGTCCGGCTCCTCCCCGTAGCGGATGAGGAGGGCCGGATTGAGCCGGAGCGTCGCCTCCGCCACCGGCTGGAGCAGCATCTGCCGGGCGAAGTGCAGCGGGCCGACGCGGTCGCGGAGCGCCGCCACCGATTGGGGCGTGAAGCGCTCCGGCCAGGCGCTGCGCCCTGCCGCATCGAGCAGCGGCAGGGTGAGGCGCCGGTAGCCGCGGAGGAAGGCGGCCGGCTCCTCCGGCGGCAGGTAGAGCGTCTCCGCGCAATGCGGCGTGCCGACATAGAGGATGGCGCCGCCGGGGACGAGGACGAACTCGCATTCGCCCAGGCGCTCGCGCAGCTCCTGCCGCTTCCCCGGCGTGTCGCAATTGCCGGCGACCTCGACATCGTCGCAGATGATGAGGTCGGCCCGGGCGCCCGTGATGTTGCCGCCGATGCCCTGCGCGAGCATCGACGGGTCCCGCAGCACGGCCTCGCGGGCGACGGTGAAGCGGTCCGCCGCCCAGGCCTCCGCCCGCTCCGGCAGCAGCGTGCGGCAGAGCGGATGGCGCTCCAGGATGCGGCGCACCTGGGCCACCATCTTCACCGCCAGCACCTGGTCGGCCGCGAGGACGAGGATGCGGGTGTCCGGCGTCCGCAGCAGCCGCCAGGCGCAGAACATCCCGACCAGCGTCGACTTGCCGCAGCCGCGGAAGGCCATCAGCAGCAGGCGCCGGTCCCCGCACTCCCAGCGGCCCTGCAGCCAGCGGGCCATGCGCCGGTGCGGCGCCGGCATGCCCTGGTTCTGGACCGCGTTCCAGATCCAGGCGAATTCGAGGAAGTCAGCCTCCGGCGCCTCCGTCATTCTCCTCCTCCGGCAGTTGCGGCATGATGCGGCGCCATTCGGCGAGCACCTCGGTGACGGCCTGCTGCTGCGCCTCGCAGCCGGCATCGGCGGCAAGCTTCAGCAGCTGCTCGGCATGGGCGAGGGCGGTGCGGCCCGCCGTGTGGCGGGAGGCGAGGGCCTTCACCACGGCCTCGTCGGCCCCTTCGGCGCCGAGGCCGACGAAGCGGCGGTAGTCGGCGAGGACCAGCGCCACGGCGCCGGCGAAGTCGGCCTCGATCCGGAGCCTGCGCTTGGCGGCCATGCGCGCCTAGACCCGCGGCTTGACGGCGCAGACATGGAGCGTGCCCGCGCCGAGGGTGATCGAACCACCGCTGAGATTCTGCGCCGTGACGCGTACCTGGTTGGTGCCCGCCGTGCCGCCGACCGCGGCATGGAAGATCACGCCGCCATTCTGGAAGCCGGCCGACTGCGCGAAGCCGGCGCGGACGAAGTCCCCCTGCCGCACGCCGGGCAGCGTCACGTCGTAGGTCGCCGTGCCGCCGGCGGCGAGCGCGGGGATGGTCCACCCGCCGTCGCTCACCGTGTACTCCCGCCTGCCCCAGGCGCGCGAGCCGCCGAACAGCACCCGCGGCGCATGCAGGGCCGAGGTGTAGAGGCGGAGCGAGCGCAGCACCGCGCTCGCCGAACTCCCGCGGATGCCGATCGCGGCGTATTGCGCATCGGCGCTCAGCGTCACCCGCTGCAGCCTGTTGAGCGCGAGCCCGCCGGTGAGGCTGTCGAGATCCGCATTGCCCTCCCACCAGAAGGAGGGCGCGCCCTGCATCACGACGTTCATGTTGGAGAAGAGCACGGGGCTGCCCGCGCCGAGCACGTTCTCCGCGCCGTCGAACTGCATCACCATCGGCCGCAGGCCGGTGCCCTCGGCGGCGATGAAGAACTCCTTGCATTGGCTGCAGTCGACCACATAGGCCAGCGCGCGGGAGGTCGGGATCGTCACGTCGTCGGCGTTCAGCGTGAAGGCGTTGAGGCCGGGGAAGCAGAAGCCGTTGAGCGTCGAGGGCGAGCCGGAGGGGTTGCCCGAGAGCACCGCCATCTGGTCGAAGCCGATGCCGTCGGTGACGGTGATGCTCTGGCGGAAAGCGAGCGTCCGCAGGTTCTCCGCCCCCGCCACCAGCCGCGGCGTGGCGATGGCGGCCGTCGCCTGGTGCATCGGCACCACCGTCCCGCCCGCCCGCGTGGCGCCCTGGTACTGCACGGAGCAGCCGAGGAAGCCATAGGTGCCGACATAGGTGAGCTCGTAGCGCGCATCGCTGAAGCCGCCGGTATGCCGGGCGACGAAGGGCGAGCAGCCCTCCATCCGCATGCCGGTGGCGATGAGGCAGCGGCCATCCACCTCGACGAGGAAGGGGATGGCATCCACCGTGCCCGGCGTGCCCTGGCGCTGCAGCTCGAAGGCCGGGCCGTTGAAGAGATGCGCATTGTGCAGCCGGTAGGCGCCGGCGGCGGCCGAGAGGCGCACGCCGAAGCGCCCCAGCGTCGGGTTGGTCGCGCTGGAGCAGGCGAAATGCCCGCCCTGGTGGCGGAGCGAGTTCATCCAGCCGCCCGCCGTCAGCGTCCGCAGGTCGAGACCGATGCGGTTGTCGATCAGCCGACCGTAGCGCAGGTCGCTGTCCTCGCAGCCGCGCCCGTCGCCCACCAGCTGCACGCCGATGGTGAAGCGCTCCGCCCGGCGGATGTCGACGAGGCTGGCATCGATGTTGCGGATCAGGATGCCGACATCGCCCTCATTCGACCAGTCGCTCTGCGCAGCACGGATGACGGCGAGGCCGGTGTAGACCTTGCCCTGGTTGTTGGCCATGCCGCCATCGCCAAGGGTCAGCGCCGGCAGGCCGGCCGGGCCGGCATAGAGGATGGTGCCGCGCATCACGAGGCCCGCCGCCGCACCCGGCAGGGTCAGCGCCATGGAGGTGCGGAAGGTCCCCTCGCCGATCTCGAGCAGCTTGCCGCTCGCCGCCGCCGCCGTCATCGCCGCCTGCAGGGCCGGGCCGTCATCGGCCGCGCCGTTGCCGGTCGCGCCGAAGTCGCGGGCGGTGAGGCGCTCGGAGAGCTTGTCCTCCACCGTGCGCGGCACGCCGCCGGGGAAGCCGATGGTGAGCAGCCCCTCGTCGCGGCCGAAGGTGGCGATGTTGCCAAGGCTGTCGAAGCCGAGCAGCCGGTTGGCCCGCGCCCCGCGCAGCGGCAGCGCCGTCGGGCCGCTCTCCGACGGATCGAGGTGCAGCGCGTTGCCGAGCCCGTCCTTCACCTCCTGCAGCACCGCGACCTGGTAGTCCAGCTCGTCGTTCAGCGTGCGGGCGCGGAGGATGCCGTTCGACTGGAAGTCCGTGGTGCGCGCCACCACCATGTTGCGGCGGAGCGTGACCTGGGTGCCGGCGCGCGGCGGGGCGTAGAAGACGACGCTGCCGCCCTCGCTGGCGCCGGCATTGGTGACGACGAAGCCGCCGCCTTGCGGCACCCCGTCCAGCCGCACCTCGATATCGGCCGGCGCGAAGATCGGGAAGGGATAGGTGAAGCCGGTCTGCACGCCATCCGCCCGGTACTGCACCCGCGGCGCGACATCGCCGATCCTGATATGGTCGTCCATGCTCCGCTCCTAGTCCAACAGGGTCTTGGCGATGGCGCCGAAGCCGCGGCCGGAGCGCAGCAGCGCCGTCACCGTGCCGTCCGGGTTCAAGAGGCTGCTGCGGCCGCTGGCGAGGCGGGCGCGCAACGTCGCATCGTCCGCGCCCTGCGCCGCCGCCGCCTCGCCGGCGAGGCCGCCCGTCACGGCGGCGGCCGAGCCGTCATCCGGCGAGACGCCGGCCGCGGCAAGCCGCGCGCGGGCGGAGGCGACGGTGCGCGCCAGCGTGATCTGCCGCTGCAGCGCCGCCTCCTGTGCCTGGGCCAGCGCGACCTGCCGCTGCGCTGCCAGCTGCGCGGCATCGAGGTGCGCCTGGGCCTTGCTCGAGGCGCTTTGCGCCTGGGCCTGGCGGACCTGGCCGTAGATCGTCGCACCGGCGCCGAGCACGGTGGCGAGCGAGGTGAGTGCGCCCATCAGTCGGTCATCCTCGTATCGGTGGTGACGGAAAGCAGCGTCATCGGCAGCGGCGTGTCGTCCTCGATGCGCCAGAGCGGCCGCATCGCGTCGCTCCGCCAGCCGAGGGCGCGCAGCCGCACATCGCCGGTCAAGGGCGCGGGCGGCGCATCGAGCATCGGCGTGTCGAGCCGGCGGAAGGGCACCGGCTGCGCGCCGCGGCCAAGATCGACGGCAAGCGCCGCTGTCTCCAGCAGGCGGAAGGTGACGGCGACGAGGCGGACCGGCGCCGCGCGGGCACCGATCGCCGTGCTGAGGTCGACGGGCAGCGGCTCGATCACATGGGTGAAGGCAAGGCCGATCTGCACGCTCGTCGCCGGCGGGTCGACGGTGACGCCGCCGGCCTGCACCACGGCCGCCTCGCGCCGGGCACCGCCCGCCACCACGCCGACCGCCTGGCCTTCGAGATGGGCGAGGCCCGACCACCTGTCCTGCGGCGCCTCGGCCGAGCCGGTCAGCGCCGCGTCGAGGCCGAGCGCCTCGTCGAAGCGCTCGAGCCGGATCGTCCCCGCCCGCCGTACCGCGGCCCAGACCGTCCCCTCGATCTCGGCAAGCGCCAGGAAGGCGCCGGCCGTCTCCTGCCGCGTCCAGGCGGTGACCTGCTCGGCCCGGTAGAGCGTCAGCGTCGAGAGGCTGCCGTCCGCCATCGCCACATGCAGCAGCCGGCGGCGCTGGTCGTAGCACATCGAGACCGGGTCCTGGACGAGGTGCTGCGCGGCGAGGCCGAGGTCGTTCGCCTGGTAGATCTGCTGCAGGTCGGTATAGGTGAACTCGAAGATGCCGCGCCCGCTGCGGCTGGCGAAGATGGTGGAGCCGTCGACATCCACCGGCGGCACCATGCGCGCCGTGATGGAGCCGGCGCGCGTCTGCCGGTCGAGCTGGATGCTGCCCGGCGTCAGCGGCGCGCCGCTCACCATCCATTCCGTGCCCGAGGTGAAGACCTGCAGGTGCTGGCCCGAGAAGACGGCGCGGATGGCATTCACCTGATCGGAGAAGAGGCCGAACTCGATCGCCTGGTCGTCGAGCCCCGTGCCGGGGTCGAAGTTGAACAGGTCGCCCGTGCGGGACAGCCAGAGCCGGTTCGGCAGGTCGCGCGAGCCGCCCAGCACCAGCCGGTCCTGGTGGAAGCAGAGCGTCACCGGCCAGCCATGCGCCGGCGAGAAGGCCGCCTCCTCCCAGTCCGCCGTTGCCCCGGTGCCGGAGAGCGTCTCCTCCACCACCGCATTCGCCTGGGTCGGCGAGACGACGCCGCTCACCACCAGCCGCCTGCCGCCGATGCGGAAGCGCACGCCCGCATGGCCCGCGGTGAAGACGGCGGCGGAAGCGGTGAGGGTGATGCTGCCCGTCGTGCCGCTCGGCGCCAGCGTGACCTCGGGCGCGGCGAAGCGGTGGAAGGGCTCGCGCAGGAAGCTCCAGGGCGCGATCGTCCAGTCCACATGGCTGGTCCGCGTGATGCGCTGCGGCGGCAGGCCAGGGTGGCAGACCAGCAGCGTGTCGGCGCTCTGGGTGAAGGCGAGCTGCGGCAGCATCGCCGCCGTCCAGGGCGCCGCGAACTGCGCCACTTGGCCGTCGTCGACGAAGACCTGCAGCAGCCCATCCGTCAGCACCAGCAGATAGGCCTGCTCGGTATTGAACTCGAAGGGGATGAGCCGGGCAGGCCCGGGCAGCATCGCCACATGGCGGAGGCCGGGCCGGCGGGTGACGCCGCCGGTTGGCTGGATGAAGACGTTGCGCATCCGCCGCGCGCCATTCGCATAGGCGCGGAGGTCCGGCCGGCCGAGCAGCGTCGGCGCCACCTCGCCGGCTGTGAAGCTCGTCTTCAGCGTGCGGGCCTGAACCATGCTCAGCCCCGCACCGTGACGAGCGGGAAGTCCTCGATCGCGCGCGGCGTCGCCTGCTGGCTGTCGGCGCGGCGGGCATTGCGCAGCTCCACATCCGCCTGGGCGAGCAGCAGCTGGGCGCGCGAGGTGTTCTCCGTCAGCGGGATGCAGAACTCGGCGGCCAGCCGCGCCGCGAGCGCCGCGGCGAAGAAGGCCGGGAAGGCGGCCTCGTCCGGGCGGAAGATGTAGCTGAGGACGACCTGCGGCGCATTGCAGTGCAGCCGGTCCTCGAACAGCCGGTAGGCGAGGCCGCGGCCGCTCCTCGGCACGCCGGCCGAGAGCACGCGCAGGAAGCCGGCGGGCAGCTGGAAGGCATGCTGGAAATCGGCGACCGGCGCCGCCGCCAGCTGCGACAGGCGGGCCTGCCCGGTGGCGAAGCTCCAGGGATGCGAGGAGAGCAGCGCATCGCGCGTGCCGGCATAGAGGTTGGCCGCCACCTCGGCCTCGGCGGTGCCTTCGTCGAGCGAGGCGATCGGCTGGGCGCCGATCTTCAGCAGCGCGCGCGTGCAGAGCGCGAGGGCGGAGAGGGCCATCGGGACGGGAACTCCGGCGGTGAGGAAGGAGGAAGCCCCACCCCGCTGGCGCGGGGTGGGGCAGCGGCTGCGTTACTCCTTGCAGCGCATCCGGACGACGCCGGTATTGTCGACCAGCACGGCGCCCTGGCTCATCATCGTGTTGACGAAATGCGCGGCGCGGTCGCCGTGCCAGGTGACGTCGGTGGAGATCTCGGCCGCCGCGGCATGGCCGACCGCGGTCTTGTGGAAGAAGTAGCAGTAGCGCAGCGCGCCGTTCTTGGTCAGGCCGCTATGCGGCATCCAGGTGGCGCCGAGCCAGCGCTTCGCCTGCGTGCCCTTCCAGGGCAGCTCGTCCGGGCCCATATACTGGGTGTTGGCGAATTCCTGGATGGTCAGCAGCTCGCTCCACTGCTTCCAGCCGACGACGGCGAAGCGGTTGCCGTCATCCGGCACGTCGGCATTGCCGAGCGCCTGGAAGGCGAGCAGCACCTTGGCGCGCGTCATGCCGTCATTGTCGGTCTCGCCGGAGCTGGTCCCGATCGCCTCGCTGGTGGCGGAATCCAGTGCGGCGATGATCAGCTCGTCGGTCTTGCGGCCGAGGGCATAGACGCCGGCATTCGCCACCACCGCGCGCTCGTCGATGTTGGTCTTCAGCTCGTCCATCCGGTCGACCCAGTCGCCGGCGTAGTAGTCCTGCAGGAAGCACTCGACATTGGTGTGGTCGATGTTCATCACCGGGACCACGCCGTTGCGCGCCTTGGCGGCGGCGGTGCCGCGGCCGACCTTCTGGAAGATGGTGGAGGCGCCGCGCACCTCGGACTTGCTGCGCACCAGCGGGCGCAGCTTGCTGCCCTGGCGCTGGTAGGCTTCCTGCACTTCGGCCTGGTACTGCTTGATGAAGGCCTGGTCGATGGAGCTGGACATGGTCTGCCCTTCGGCTTGGGGTCTGGGAAGGCCGTGGCGCGGCGGTTTGCCCCGCTTGCGGGACCGCCCCGGCACGGCACGCCGCGGCGCCGCCCGCGCAGGGCGGGCGGTGTTGTTCGCGGCGGAAAGGGGATGGGGCGCTACTGGCCGACGAGGCGGCGGAAGCCCTCGGTCACGCGGGTGACGAAGGCCGGCTCGCGGGTCCGCCAGTAGCGCGGGTCGCGCATCATGGCGCGCAGCTCGGCCTCGCTCTCGCCCGGCGTCGTGGCGCCCTCGCGGGAGAGGCCCGGCTCGCCCGCCTGCATCATCCGCTCGAGCGCGAGCACCCCCTCGGCGGTGGAGGAGAGCGCGGCATAGACCGGCGCCGGGAGCTTCGCCTTGCCCCAGGCGGAGAGCTGCGCCGCCATGGCCCTGAAGCGCTCCTCGCCGCCGTAATGCGCGGCGAGCTTCTCGCGCTGGCGATTGGCCTCGAACTCGGCCGCGGCCTCGGCGATCATCGGCAGCAGCCGCTCGGCCGCCAGCTCATAGACGAGCTGCGCCTGGCCTTGGGTGAAATGCGCCGCATGCAGCCGGCCGTTCACCTCGGCATCGGGGCAGCAGAGGTCGTGCGACGGCGTGATCTCGTAGCCATCGGGCGAGTCGGGGATGCCCATCGCCTGGCGGAAGCGGCAGAGCTCCTCCGGCGCCGCATCGGAGCCGGGTGGGGCGGCGCGCTGGGAGGGGCGGCGCGCTGGGAGAGGCGGCGCTCCAGCTCGCGGTAGGATTTCAGCAGCGCCTCGGTGCGCAGCGTGCCGGTCTCGGCATCCCAGAACTTCTCCGGCACGTCGGCCGGGCGTGCCGGCGATGCGGCCTCGTCGTCGGGCTGCAACAGGTCCTCGGGCATCTCTCGGGTCACTCCCGGTTGGAGGAGGGTTGGATCGGCGCCAGCACCTCGGCCGGGGCGCCGAGGGTGCGGGCCAGCCAGCGCGTGGCCGCCGCGGCATCGACCTGCCGCGCGGCCTCGCCGCCGAGCTGGCCGACCGCCTGGAGGAAGAGCAGCGTATTCGCCGCATCGGCCCGGCCCTGGATGCGGGCGAGCGGGCTCTCGTAGCGCAGCGCCACCTCGCGCCCGTCGAGCAGCAGCGGCGGGATCTCGCCGCGCCGGCCAAGGATGCCGAGGCAGCGGGTGACGAGCGGCGTCAGCAGCTCGGCCTGCAGGCGGCCATAGGTGGCGCCGAGCAGGCGCGCCGTCTGCGCGCTGCGCTCCAGCACCTCGGTCGCCGTCATCGCGCTGCCCTGCATCGCGCCGAGCCGGTCGGCGAGCAGCGCGCCGCGGATGCGCGTCCGCAGGTCCTGCAGCACCAGCTGCGACACGTCGAAATTCCCCGGCGCCGCCAGCGGCGTCAGCCCGGCGCTGCCGGGGGCGCGGGGGATGATGGCGCCGGGGACGAGCTTCACCGTCGCCGGGTTGAGCACGCCGTCATCCTCGGCCTGCCAGATGCCGGTCGCGGCGATGGAGGCGTTCTTGAGGACGAGCTCCACCACCTTGTTGGCGGTGCGGATGTCCGGCAACGCCTTCATCACGGGGCCGCGGCCATAGAGCTCGCCCGGCACCTTCAGCCAGCGGAAGGCGATGCAGGGGCTCTCATGGAAGCGCCCCTCGGCCAGCAGCAGCGGCCGGGCCGGGTCGGCGGTGAGGATGGCGGCGTAGCGCGTGCCGCCACGCTCGGCCCAGAGCGCCTCGAGCAGCGGCAGGGGCGCGGCATCGCTGCCCGCCCGCCCCAGCTCCGGCGGCGTCCCAGGGAAGCGGGCGCGCAGCTGGGCGGGCGTCAGCCGCGCCTGGCGGTGGATGGTGTCGAGCCGCCCGTCCGGCCCCTCCTCCAGCACCGCGCTCCGCAGCGGCAGGGCGGCGAAGCGGAAGGCGGAGGCCTCGCCGAGCGGAGCCTCCTCCACCAGCAGCAGGCCGGTGCCGGTGACGACCAGCTCGACGAAGGCCTGGTGCATCTCGACCGCGAAGTTGGAGCGGTCGAAATGCCCCTGCAGCGCGGCGGCCGCATCCTCCAGCGCCTCGGCCATGGCGCGGCCGGCCTCGCCCTCGGCGAAGGGCCGGGCGGGAGAGAGGCCGAACCAGCGCGACCAGGGCGGCGTCAGCTCGGCGAGCAGCGAGGCGGCGAGCTGCTCGGCCGCATCCGCCGCCGTCGCGTCGAACAGGGCGCCGCCCTGGCCGATGGGAGGCAGCACATGGGCGTAGCAATCCTGCCAGACGGGCTCGAGCGGACGGCGGCGGTCGAGCGCGGCCTGGTGGCGGGCGAGGATCTCCTCGGCGGTCATCGGCGCTACTCCCCGAGCAGGGATTTGCGGGCCACCGCCGGCAGCGGCGCCAGCACGCCGCGGTCGGAGGTGGCGATGGTGCCCTCCAACCCGCGGCGCGAGCGGGCCCGCGATTCGGTCTCGGCGGCCTGCTGGGCCTGGGCTGGGGTTGGCGCCACGGCCGCCGGCGCGGGCGCCGGGGGCGCCGCGACGATCACCGGCTTCGGGGCACGGAACAGGCCACCCATGCGCGTCACCTCGGGTCTCGGGGGATGGAGGGCGATCCGGCGCCCAAAAAGCCCGCGGGCCCGGTCTGGTGGACCGGGCCCGCGGCAGTCGGGAGGATCGGGAGGAGGCCAGCGGGCGCAACTCGCCCGTTGACGAGGGATGTTCTACGTCGAAGCCGACGCGGCAGTCAAGATATTTTTCCTAATTCCGACAATTTTGATAAAAGAATAGAACAATCCGAAGGGAGTCACAGCGAAGGGCGCATCGCTCCCCAGGACCGCCCGGCACAAGGCCACACAGGAGACGGGCTCGAGCGGCGGCAGTCGCCGCGCCCGCGGCTCGCCGGGCAGGAAGGGGCCAAGCACCAGCAGCCCCGCCCGCCGGTAGAAACCCGGCAGGTCGAAGCCGAGCGGCACGCCGAGGCGCGAGACCACCAGCCGCCCGGTCAGTGGGTCGAGCACCGTCCAGCCCGTCTCATCCGCCAGCGCGGCGAAGCAGTGGCGGAAGCCCGGCCGCAACAGGCGCAGCCATGGCTGGCCCGCCCCGTCGCCGAAGACGATGAAGACCTGCTGCGCCGCCCCACGCCGATGCGCCGCGCGCATCATGCGTCGCTGTGCGGAAAGCCGAGAATGTCCGCCGGTTTCGCCACCGGCAGCGGGCCGGTGACGATGCCCTTCACCCGGAGCGGCCAGTCGAGCCGGCGCATCGCCTCGCTACATAGCCGCCAGTCGCCCGCCTCGCGCGGCTGGCGCGGATCGGGCGCCTCGCCCCGCTCGCCCCAAAGGCGCATGATGCGGGCATGGGCGAGCTCGACCCGGCGCTGGCGGCAGAGCCGATCCAGGCAGCGGATCACGTCGTCCGGCTCGCAGGGCTGGGCGATCAGGCCGGCGCCGGAGACGATGCGGGCGCCGTCGCGGCGGGCGACCAGGGCGGCCATGGTCCAGAACCAGGCCTCCTCCACGCTGTGGAAGGGCTGCTCGCGTGCCTCGGCGAGGCGGCCGGGCGCGCGGCTGGGCTGGGGGCTCGGCATCGGGGACTTTCCTCTCTGCTCAAACGAGAACATTCCGAGAATGTAAAGCCTTGCTCGGCCGGATCGCAAGGGAAAAGAAAGGAAAATTCGCCTAATTACCCCTTTGACAAAGGAGGCGAATTTTTAATGACTTACAGGAACCCACAAGGCGAACAGCCTGAGGCTGATACGCCCGTCGAAAACGACACAGGAACATTGTCCGCGTCGCTCGCGGTCGAACCTGACAGACGTTCTGGCACCGAAGGTTTGGTGACGGCGCTTGGAATGAGCGAGGACCACCTTCGCTACGTCTATGCCGCAGTGGTTGGTGCCCTCATGGAGGAGGGGACGTTGTTCTGAACCTCTCCCAAGCTCCTGACGAATCTCAGGCGCGCTGCCTAGCAAATCACGTGCTCGCTCGGTTAACTCTGGGGAGATCCGACCCACGAGCAGATGAAGATTAGTGGCAAGCCACTCGGCCCGCTTCGCATCCGTATAAGCCTTCTTCATATCAGACTGGCGATATACTCGCACGAGCTTCGGATCTATGCGTGTTTGCATTGCCCATTCTCTAACAAGGCGATCAAGTGCTTCATTTGAATGGTCGCGGGACGCTTCAATGTTATTGCGAAAGAAGGTATCAAATGTGCGCACGTCCGGCGGCTTGGCTTGGTGCTGAATTTCATCTCTGGGATCGAGCAGCATCAAGGCGTCGGGCAGATCATCCGAGTAGCCCCAAATCCAGTGAGAAAACTCGTCCCGCGCCCTGTTGAGCCGCCGCAGCACGACAAATGTGGCCCTAAATAGGCGCTGATCTTGCTCGTCCAATGCCGCAGACGCCGCGCCATCAAGGGCCGCGCTCCTCGCCGCAGCACTGTCAATCCGCGCATACATGGCAGCTACTGGCACCGCATCGGCGGAGAGCATTCCAGTCAAGGCATTTCTGAGTTTGGCCTCGGTGTGGGACCATGCACCAATGGTGCAGGCGATCCAGACTGCCAACTTCGGCCTTTTCGCAAGAGCATCAGAACCCCAAATAACAAAGGTATCCGGGCGTATACGAGAAAGAGGATTGGGCATCCCACTATCTAAGGGTTGGTGGCGCCAACCCTGCAACCCACCGGTAGTGTCTCAGTTTGAAATGCGGGGGCGACCCTGCCACGTGGCATGATCGTTTGCGCCTCATTGGACGGGAGATCGCCATCGTGCTGAAGACCAACACGCTGTTCATCGCCGCGCTGTTCAGTGCATCGCTTGCGGGGCTGGCCCAGGCCCAAACCCCACCCGGTGATGCTGGCCAACCGCCGGCGCACCACGGCATGCAGCACACCATGCCGATGCAGGGCGGCATGTGCGGTCCCGGCGGCTGCGGCACAGGCGCCCCGGCGCAGAGCACACCCATGCAGGGCATGACGCAGCAGGGTCAGAGCGGCATGATGCAGGGGGGCTGCCCGATGATGCAGCGCTCCGCGGCGCTGGAGCGGCGCCTGCGGCAGCTGGAGGAGCGGATGGGCATCCCGGCGCCGCAGCAACCCGGCTCTCCGGGCTGAGGCGTCGGCTACGGGCCCGGACGTGCCCTAAGCGGACTTCCCCCGCAAAGGTTCGCGCGTTCAGCCCACGCTTCTACCGAAGCGTAGAAGCATGATGCACCCCACCTCCCATGCTTCTTCGGCGCTTCGGTACGAGTAACCCGCCACCTTCCGCGGGTAGAGGTGGCCTTCTTGGTAGATCGCCCAAAGCCACGGATTAGGCGGCCTGCCCTGGCGGTGAACTTTGACGTAGAGCTTGCCCTTGTTGCCGTCGGAGAGGGGCGGCTCCATCTTCAGTTTGCTGGCCGGCGACACCTAGGCGTTCCCTCTTGTCGGTTGCCATACCGTAAAGAAATGGCAACAGACATATCAACGCAAGATCAAGGGAGTACCCAGGCTCCTTGGGTGAGCCGCACAAGTGATCCATATAAGCCAATTATCAACCAAGGATGCTGCGCCGTGGCTCAGGACGAGAAGCCCACCACAGACGAGGAGCGGCGCGATGCCGTGCTGCGGCGGATGCTGGCAACGCCGAAGCGGCCAGAGCCGCCGCAGCCAGTCGGCCACGTCGTCACCCCAGCCGAGAGGCGTACCCTGGCGGAGGCTGTCGCAGTCGAGAGGCCACGTCCACCGCCTCGCACAGCAGACATTATAAAAGCCGAGTTAGTTGAAGCGCAGACCGCGCTTGGGAGCGTGAAGGATGCCTTCGACCGCTACTCCGGCAACAACCCGAGGAAGTACCAGTCAGAAATTCGGAGGGCAGCCGATGCGGTTCGGCGCCTTAAAGGTGAGCTTGAAGCGCTAGAGGCACAGCGTAAGGCTGCGACTTTGGGTGCGGCCGCCATCAAAGACCAATAGCTCGGGCACTGGCGCATCCAGAGACCCGCTGCGCTCTAGCCATCCCCGCCTCGCCCGTGCGGCAGCCGTCATGTCGGTTAGGACGCCAGGGGACGCCAGCCGGGCAGCAGTTCTGCTATTTGGTAGGGTGACAGCAGAACAACCCGCTCCACTATCGGACCGGGCATCCCTGCCTCAAGTCGCTTTACGGTTCCGATGGTGAAGCGGTCTACAATGACTGACGCTCGGCCTAAGAGCGGCAGCTTATAAACAGGACCGGTGTCCTCAGGCACGTCGGCGCGTCCGATCAAGCGCGGCTCGCCACCGTCAACGACATAGACCTTCAT